ATTATCATCGTATTGTACTTCGTATCCTAAATCTCCAACAGTAGAAGGGGCATTGGCTAACACATCATATCCCAAGTCAGGAAACTTTGCAAAATCCTCAGGTGACAATGTTACAATTACGGCTTTATCTTCACCGGATAATGGTATTGTCTTTGTAGAAAGCACCTTACCACTAGCACGCATAGGTTGTATTTGTGCTGCGTGTGGATTACTTTCAGGTCCGGCCTTAAACTCAACTGCGCTAACATACTGACGTAATCCGTAATCTACATTACCCCCTTGTGTTTTTACACTAGCGGTATCATAGTAATATTCATCTCTATTCTCAAAGTCTGATGATGGGGTTATTTCATCAGATGCCATAGGTGTATTACCTTCTTCAAACCCTACACCCCCTAGATAGACTGGTTGCCCTGCGGCTAAGTCTTCAAAGAAACCTTCGCTATGACCGTATGTCATGTCGTCATTTGCTAACGCTAGATACTTGTCAGTAGCAGGTGCATTAGTATAAAAAGCCCATTTTCCGTTAGCCAACCAAACTTTTCTATATCGATAAACGTCATTAGCGAAGCCTTTGTATTCGTCTGTATCAGTATGTGACTCAGGGAACACGCTTGGGTCATTCACGTAGAGTCTTTTATCTGTATTCGATACTCTTCTATATTCGGTGATAAATGTAGAATTGACATATTCTCTATTTGCTAACGCTATTGAATAAGCAGATTGCGCTTCTCTATCTGCTGGTTCTGTATCTATAAATCTTCTACCAACTGGGCTAGGATTGTAAGTATGTGCAGTGTGTGTTGCGTCTATATGTATCTTAAATGCGTTATCAGGACCGACAGATGGGGCAAAAAATTGTTTAGAGAAAAAAGGTATTTCTGCAACTGCTCTAGTACTAGCGTACTGAGTACCTAATTGGTAATCATGTTGTACGTCATTCATAGACTGATGCATTCTATCGTTTACAGTAGTACCATTTTCTAATTTACTTTCTTCACCAAAATTAGGTTCATTATATATCGTAAAGTTAGCGTATATGTCCGTCCCCGTACTATTATATCCTTCCATCATACCGTTTGCGCGTAGCAAGTTTTGTATGGTTGTGTACTCAGTACCATCCGAGCCAACATAATATCCGCTACCTAAACTTTGTAATGTAAATACGAATGTGTTACCTGTTTTACTACTATATCTAGCGTTACTACCGTCTACAAAGTACACTCTTCCATAGCGAGTAAACCCATACGTACCCCAACTTGCTAAATCTTCACTTTCATTATTAAGAGGTTTAACGTATAATGTTCCGACAGTATCGCCTACACTACTAGCACCCGTAGGCACATTCAACCTAGTCACACTTACAGCGTACGACCTGCGTGTAGAATATGCTTCATGTGCTAACATACTGCGCTGGAATACTGGCCTAGTATCCATAGCGCCTTGACCCGGACCACCAAGTGTAACAGTGACAACAGGTGCATTAGGTTCTATCTCCTTGACTATATGCGAGTCAGGGCTACCTTTGCCAGTAAAATCTATTGAACGAGATATCAGGCTATCTCCTACGCCTATACAACTCAATGTGGTGTAACCACCTTCATCTCCTACACTCTCTTCAATCGACCTTACTTTCGCTCTACTCATTAAGTAAAGCACAGTTGCCCTATTGAATCTTGTAGACAAATTAACATTACGCAATTGCATACTTCTTCTTCGGTCAGTAGGTTGAATGAAGATTCTAAAATCAGCATCGTTTGCATCTGCTAAAATGTGATTGTCTATTATGTCAAATGTTTCGTGTATAGGTGATGCAGATGATACAGTTCCAGTATCGAACTGCCCTGCCGAAGCACTGCTTAATACTACATCAGGAGCAATTCTAGAGTAACTACCTTTATCGGTCAAAGTCTTAGTTTGGTCTATTTTATTTAGATACAATCTGTTGAATGCAGAGTTATGCACACCACTTGTACTCACAGATTCAATTATGGCTTGTGGTGT